CAGGATCCATCCTAAGCCGTGCTTCTGCCATTTCTAAGTATCTAACGCAAAGACTAAAAAGGTTATTTCGTTCTTTTCTATCTAATCTAATGCCTGTTACTTTTAGTATTTTTGCGGCTTCGTTTTCTCTGTTTATTACAAAAAACTGTCCTGGGTCTTTTTCAGCATCCGAACGTGCCTGAGAATCTTTTACTTTTTTAACAGTCTTTTTTCTTTGCTTAGCTCTATCTATTACATAGCGAGTTGCTTTTTTAAGTTTAGAACTACTCATTAAAAGTTTTTATATAAATCTAATACTCGCTTAATATGATCTGGAAAAGCTACAGTATTATCTTGACGTCCTGACTGAGGGTTTTGCAAAGTTGCCCCTGCCAAGGTTCGTCGCTCTTTATATTCATCTCTTGCATAATAAGTAACAAGATCAATTACAGCTAGTTTTAAGTCGAGAGGAGCTGCTGCGTATCCTGCACGATAAGTAACCTGTACAGCCCCGGGACCTTTTGGCCAGTCTTTTACTGCACCAGTAGAGTTTACACGAAAGATACTATCTGTATCCATGTCTAAGTAGTAATCTTTATCTACTGTTAATGTAGTGTAGGCTGCAGATAAGTTGTCCCGTTCTTGTACAAGACTAACCGAAACTAAAGGAGTTTCGGTTAATTGAACTATATTTGTTCCCCAGTTATGATGAAAAGTTTCAACTTTATCCACATTAAAAAAATCAACAAAACTGGTAGCACAATAAGTTTTTACTAATTGACTCACAGAATTAATTATTCTATCTAACTTATAGTCGTCTTTCGGATTGGAAATAACTTCCATATCCTTATACTCTTGCAATGTAATTAGATCTTTGGCCATAAGTCAATAAGTAAAAACTTGGGGAGGCGAGCCTCCCCAGTTTGAAGAAAAGCCTATTCTTAGGTGACAGGCTTGATAGCGAAAGCTGCAATGTTGTTGCTAGTAGCACCAAACAGACGGTCGAAACCGAGAGATTGGCTAGCGACAACAAGACGACGCTGCTCGCGTACTTCGTAGTCTTGCTCAACATTGACACCACGGAGACGTGGAATAACAAAGTTGGAAGTATTGACTGCGTAAGCAATGTCAGTAGACGTAGTTTCTGTAGCTGCAAAGTTATCAGAAATGAGTACGGGAGTACCATAAACAGAACCGATAGAACCAACCAGCTTGGTAGCTACGTCGGAACCGACGTCAGTAATGTCTGCGAAGCCAGCATCAGCAATCAGATCGTAGTAACGCTTCTGAGAGACGATGAAGGTAACGTCAGTCGGCGAAAGGCCGTACTTACCCATTGCAGAACGCGCTTCAAGAAGAGCGGCTGCGGTAAGAGCACCGCCACCAGACAGTGAAATCTGATTAGCAGTTGACAGAGTAACATTGGTAGCCATGTCAGCAATACCATTGATACCGGGGCCAGTTGCACCATTCAGAACCATATCATCCACTGCTTTTGCGTGAGCACGTGCAACGTTCTCGGTCATCATTGGGAGAAGATTAACAAGAATCTCTTCGTCAATGTGATTGTCGAGGAACGTAGTTGAAATCAGACGGTGTGCAGTAAGAACGATCTGAGATACGTCAAAAGTACCTGCAGTACCGCCATCATTAGTTACACCAGTACCAGCACCAGAATTAGCAGTGCCACCTACGAAACGCTCAGACTCACCACCGGAGTGGAAAACAGCCTTTGACGTATCGCTTTGCAGAGGCAGAACCATTGACTGCGAAGGCATATTGATTTCACGGAAAGCTTGAGCCAGACGATACTGGAATTGAACTTCCTTCTCAAGTGCAGTTTGAACACTTGTAGCCAGTGCGGGAGTACCTGAGTTTGTAGAGGGATAAGCCAAACCTGCTTTCTCAAGAGTCTCACGGCCGTACTGAGTGTCCCAGCCTTTCTGAGTGAACACACCCAACATGTGGGCATACATCAAGTCCTTAGAGTGCTTCTGAAGATCGCCAGATGAACGATCAGCGAATACACGCTTAGACTCACGCATTTTCTCGAGCTCTTCACTCTTCTCTTCCAGGTCCTTCTTGTACTGCTCGATAACCTGGGCCATATCTGCGTCCTTCTCAGCCATTTTAGCTTCGACGTCAGCCATCAGACGATCAGCGCCGGACTCGACACCAACCTTAATAGCTGCTTGGACTTCTTCTTCCTGCTGAGCTTTTTGCTCGGCTTCTGCCTGAGCTTTCTCAACAGCTTCTTGTGCTGCCGCATCTTCGGCAGCTTTTTGCTCGGCTTGCTTCATTGCAATCTTAGCAGCAGTTTCTTCTGCCACCTTCTTCGCAAAAGCTTCCAAGTCGACTTCGGGAGTTTTTACTTCTTCCGACATTTTGATCTCCTGTTTCACGGAAATGTCCGCTTCGTCCGGTGTTTCACTAGCTACCGATGAATTTTCATCCTTAGCCAGAGACTGACCGGCTAGATCTACACGATTGGTGAAAGTTTTCTTAAAATCATTGTACTCCTCTATAGAGTCAAAAGATTTTGCCAGAGAAAAAGTTGCTGCTTGATTGCAAGGTACCGATACAACTGATACTTCAAACAACTCAGCATCCTTAATCTTTAATCCGTCAGTTTCCGACATATAATCAGCATCCTTGACTCGGAAACCAACAGAAAAAGCTCCAAGAATGCCTTCTTTTACTAATTGCGCCACATGATCTGGCGCAGATTTAGAAATTTTTGCCTTTAGTTCAAGCCCATTGTCGGTAACTTTAAGACCTGTAGCTCTACCAATAGGTTTATTGTAATCATGGTTAAAAAGAATAATAGGGTTCTTTTCAAAATTGCCCAGTCCACCCTTTGTCCAAGCTTCTGCCATAATAACATCATTTGCACGATCCTCATCATGAGTACTTGCCATACCGCAGATATGAACGCTCCCGTCATCATCTTCGTGAAGGGCTTTAAAGGTAGACGTAAGATTAAAAATCTTATTCATCATTTTTCTTACTCTCTACTTTCTTAGCAGGTTCTTTCTTAGGGGCCGGAGCCTCTTTCTTAGGCGCTGCTGCAGGCTTAGGAGCAAATACTGTATTATCTAGAATGTGCACAGAATGTACAGCAGTTCTCCAGTTATAAAAAGACTTTTGAACTTCTTTTGGAGTTACGGGCTTATCTACAATACTACAGTAGCTTTTATAATCAATATCTTTGGGCAGCCCCCACTCTTTGAATTGTTCTGCTAGCTTTTTACTAACAGCTTGTCTTAATCTATTTCGTGAAGCCATTATTCGTCATCTCCATTCTCAGTAGGTCGGCCACCTTGTGATGGGTCTACTGCGCTTCCAGCTATATTTTGAGGTATACGAATTTCGTCTGCATCAGGTAGCTCGTCAAAATTCATAGCAACTCTAGCTTCGTTAGGTGTTATGATTCCTGCATTCACAAGAGAAGTGTAGAAAGTTGCTTGATCCCTCAGCTCTGGCTGTAGGGCAGGAATATCTGTAATATCTTCGCCTATATCAAAGCCAAAAAATCGGGAGTAGGCTTTGTTCATCTTTTTCACAATAGGCAAGATGGTTTCTAAATAATACATTCGCAAATTAGGTCGAATGTTCGCATTGTTTCCAGAGTCCATCAAAATAGGAGGAACTCCCAATGCTTTTAAAATAATTTTTTCGTTTTCTGTAATCGCTTGCTGAAAATCTAACTCTTTGAAATTAATCTTCGAAAGCTCATCAACTTCTATTCCGCCATCAAGCACTAAAGGACGCTTGCCACCTGCATCCGGCTTGTATCTAGCTGTCCAAGATTGGATCATTCTTTCTTTGTTCTTCTCTGACAAAGTATTTGGTGACTTAATTACTAGTCCCGGGACTGCACCATTCTTGAAGAAGTTATCCTGAAAATCTCGCATATTTCTCATAAGAAGCATCGTTCGTAGTGCTGGCTTCAAGCGAGAGACTCCGCGATAGATGGAATAAAAAGAGTTTTCTTTTATATGAATGATTTCATTTACAGAAAACTTTTGTTCCTCTCCATCAAAACTATAATGATCTATGTAAGTTTTAGAAGATGCATGAATAGTCATCTTACTTGCGGGTAAATGATAGAGGTGTACTCCATCGTAGTAAATAAAAATATTACCATCAAGTATATAATCTGTAAAGAGATTCCTTCGAAACGAAGAAATATCTTGAAAAGGATTTGGCTCTTGATTTAAAAGCTTAGCTATACGTGAGGCTTTTATTCCTTTTACCACACTTTGTGTGGCAAGCTGCTCATGAACAACTACATCAATTTCTGCACAGTCATCTACAAGAATATTCACACCACGATTTACAATTTCTAAATCTTCGTATGCTCTTTCGTAACTGTATGTAAATTCTTTACTGGGCTCAGTAGTTTTACCATAGTATGGTTGAATCGGATTTAGCTTTTCTTCCGTATCCTTTTTACCAAATCCAAAATTATACCATGCCATGTTTTGTTCTCTGTATCTCAACCCAGTTTTTTTGTTTATCAGCAGTTGCTAATGAAGGGTTGCGTCCGTATATTGAGTGAAGTAAAAGATGATGCTTATGGCATAACGTTACGGTATGATCATATAACTCTGCCCAGTTGTCCTCTATGAATTCATCTCTCCAAACCACGATATATTCGTCTACATAATGGTCTGGGCGAGAATCTCTTTTTTCTCGTAGCCACTTTGCCAATAAAGGGGTCAACGTATAATAGTGGTGAAAGTCTAAAGTAACTGAAGCACCACAAATGTAACATTCATTATCTTTCTTGTATAAAGATTTTGCCTTGTCACGTATATATTTTACCGGGTCTCTTTTTAGCCTAGAACTTTTTCTTTTCGGGGCTTTTTTCATATTTTTATACCAGAATTATATAACGGGTAGGATAAATTGTCAAATACTTTTTTTGATTAGGTCTCTTAAAAACTTGTTGATGAAGTCTCAAAAGAATACAATGCGTATCGCAAAGCATCTGCCATATGAGACGCCATATTGTGCCTAGGTTTTTCTTTTGCTAAGTTAGGATTTGGATCCCACTGGTATTGATCTAATGAGGCTAATACCTCTTTGCAGTCTTGTGAAACTATAAGTTTGTCATTATCAACAATTCTTTCTACATGAGCAATACCATCAAGAACAGACTTCTTTGCATTGTTAGTACTTATATCATATTGCTGCGCAAAATCATATCGTGTCTGTTGAGCCGCAGAATCGATAAATATAAAGTCAATATCCCATTTATTCATTAGTCTTTGTATTTGAATCGCGTGTTGCTCAGTTGTGCTTTCGTTATTCATGTACTCATCCAGTACATAATATTTTTCTTCATTCCAATCATAGCCAATTACACAAAATGCAGTTGGATCGCGGTACCCTACATCAAGACCTCCAATAACTTCCATACCTCGAGTATCTATTTCTTCGAGATTTGCTACGCACTCTTCGTGATTGAAACTCCAAATCTGGCCTTCGTAGGTATTAAAATCGGCTTCATACTCTTGACGAAACTCAGCCTCGGACATACTTTTTCGAGCTTCCGCAATATCCGTTTCAGACATTCTCGGATTATCTCTATAAGTCGCGCGAATCGATGCCCATTCTGCAAATTCATCAGTAAATCCCCTAAGATAAAATTTAGCGAACCAATTATTCTTTCCTCTTGGCGTCGAAATAAAAATAGCTTTAGAATTATCTTTGTCTAGTGTGGGACGAAGTGCTACATTAAAGGCATCTTCACCATCTGCCAGTGCTGCTTCATCAAATATAATTAAGTCATAGGAACGACCAACACAAGAATCAACTTGATTTACTGAACCCATACGAATTGTAGAGCCGTTTGTAAGTTCAATAACTTTATCTTTTGCGTTGTCTTTTGCTACTTCTAAATCAAAATGTTTTATTAACTGTCGTTGTAAGTCGAAAGAAATCTGAGACAAGGAGTAATTTGGTGACATTATGAGAATATTAGATCCTGGAACAAGCGAAACTAACTGTCCTATAATATTCGCAATATAAGTTTTTCCTTGTCGCCTAGAAATAGAAGCAACAACGAAGCGGTATTTATCGTTATTTACCGCATTTATAATTGCCATCTGAGAGGGCAGAGGACTTACGCCGAGTAGCTCAAGATATTGAGATACTGGTAATTTGAGGAATCTTGTCTCAGATTGTAAATCGACTAATTTTTCAGTTATTACATCAGCACGGCTAACTTCTACCGTCATTGTTACTGTCCTTCTACTTTTGTAGCATCCCTATAGTAAATAATTATTTCTTTTTGCTGTCGAATATATCTACGCAGCTCTTGAAGATTATATGCCATGTTTTCATAGTCTTGGGGAGTCATTCCAAAAATAACAAAAGTACCACCTTGCATCTTTGAGATTTTTGCAATTTGCTCTTCAAGATTTTTTTCTGTCACTACAAAAAATTCTACATCCTGTAAATCTATTTTTTTAGGTAATTGAGGCTGATAGATCTCCAGTGTTTTATATTCTGTAACTGTTTTTATTACGGGCTCGGGGGTTGGTAGAGGGTCATTTTTCAAAAAAGAACACCCAGATAAAAATAGTATAGTTAAAAAACTAGTTGCTATCCGCATTTTCCACCTCTTCACTGTCTTTTTCTATCGCTTCAAAAACTTTTTTTGTACCGTTGTTGATTCGAGGCTCAATAAGCCCGGGCTTTACTCGGGCTAACTTAGTAAGATCATGCCGCTTAAAAATAGATAAATAGTCGTCCATTTCTGCTTGCATTGCGGTATTAGCTTCAGTAAGTTTTCCAACAGCTTCTAGCTGTACTTTTAAGTTTTTCTCTGCTTGCTCCCTAGAAGCGGTCTCTGTTTCGAGTGCTGTTTCCAGCTTTGATGTATTTTCTTTTAGAATTACATTATTTGCTTCTAACTGAGCAATAGTTGCTTCCGCTTTACTAACAGTTGTAGTATGATAAGCGTATGCACCTCCACCTACAAGTAATAGAAGCGGCATTGCTTTTATTAGTCCTAACATTAGTATATTTTCCTCAAGTCATAGCCTACAGGATTTACAACTTTAATTTCATGTTTTACACCGAGCAGGTCTACAAAAATAATGTGAGTAGTAGAAATCTTTTTTATTTCTTTTGCTCGGTAAGTTTTAGGAGCACCGCTCTCTATTCGTGAGCCGTCCTCTAAGAATCTTGTCTCTCCGGGAAAGAATACTGTTAACTCCCATTCTTCTCGAATAAGAGTACGCCACCAATGTTTTATCTTTGCCCAGATTCCAACGGTTACTAATACTTCTTCTTGTTTTTGTTCAATTTGGGTCATGTTTTCTATGTCCGTTCCATGCCACGAAGCCTGCTACTCTAAGTGCCCAGTACGCAAGATAGTTTAATAATTTAAATCCATTTTGTTCAATGCAAATATCTCTAAAAAGCTGATCCATCCATTTTTGATCTTTGAGTCCAATCACTGTATTATCTTCTTTTAATAGTGTGCCGTATTTATACCCATAATCGTGAATAAGACCGCCCATAAGCAAGACACCAGTGGGTGAAAGCCACATTGCAAGAAACTTAGGTACTGATGCACCATCAAATTGGAAACCCTTTGGAATAACATACTTTTCTCCCTTTAAAGAGAAGTAAAAATCATCACAAATTTCCCACTTACGAACTCCAAGTAACCACATCCAAATCGCTTTCCAGAAACCCTTATCTGCAGTTTCTATTTTGATTGGTTTCATATGTGGCATTTCAGAGTATTCAAATCCGACTCTATCTTCTCCTTGCCCATCAAATATACTAGCAATAAACCCTACAAGGATTAATGCTATTACTATTGTCCATTGCCAAAATGTTACTGCCAAGTCTAAAATAAATTCCATTTACTTTTTACTCCAAGCAGTAGCTCCAAAGAACGCTGCGACAAGACCCGCTACAGCTACAAAATAGGTGGGAGCCATATCGCCGAGGACGTCGGCAGCATGTTCATATCCAGCAACTTGAGCCCCAACAACAGCGAAAGGGTACACCAACATACCAAGAAGAGCAAACCAAGCCATATTTCTTTGGGCATCGCGCATCGCATCAGCATCTTCATACTCTTTTCTTTTAAACTCAAGGTCTAGCTCCAT